AAACAAAACTTCTCAGTAATTTCAAAGGAAGAGTAACATGACAACTTACAACGACGTTCCTCATGGAGGAAAATCATTCCATGGCACAAGTACATCTCAAGGTGCAGTAGATGGTAAATATATTGTTGACGGTGCAGAAGAGAAACAAACTTCTTGGTCTGTCAATAACGTTCCTAACGTGACAGTACCAACACCAGGAGAACCTGAGTTTACTGGTGACATAACCATTAATACAACTGGCACAGGTTATCACGATCATGCTGAAATCTTTGCTAGACTAGATGCAATTGATGCAAAACTAGATCATCTTCTACAACATGCTCATCAAGAGTACACTCTAATCCCTAAGAAAAATGAAGGTACCTAACTGGCAGCATCATTCCAAGAAGGAACAGAAACGCCACCTCAAACCACAAGCATTGCGTCAAGCAAGGAAGCGACGCAACCAGTTGACAAAGTGTCTACTCAACCGTCCCAAGGGGCGGTTTTTTGGTATCATAGGTATATACACAACAAAACTGAAATGAACATCGTTAAAGAATCACTCGCTAAACTCCTTGCTCAAGAGGACTTGATTGTTGAAACTAGAAATGTAGACTCTGCACAGTTCAATGTCGAGACTAGAGTTCTAACTCTACCTAACTGGAAGCATACTTCTACAGAAGTTGTTGATTCTCTTATCGCTCATGAGGTAGGTCATGCACTATACACTCCTAACGAGTGGGACTTTCTTGATGAGGTTCCTATTGCTTTTGTAAACGTAACAGAAGATATTCGTATTGAGAAATTAATGAAGCGTAGATACGAAGGTATTGCTAAGACATTCTACAAAGGTTACAAGAAACTTGAGGAAGAGGACTTCTGCAATATTAAAGGTAGCGGTGTAGATGTTGGTACATTATCATTACAGGACAAATTAAATATACATTACAAGATTGGTAACTTCGTTAAAGTTCCATTCAATGATGAGGAAACACCATTCCTTGCTAAGTGTGATGCATTAGAAACATTTGAAGATGCAATTAATCTTGCTAAGGAGTTACTTGCATACTCTAAGCAACAGTTTGAGAAACTACAAGAGATGAATGCTAAGGAAGAGGAAGGACTTGGTACAGTTGACAAACAAGAAGAGGGTCAAGGTCAATCTCCAATCCCAGATTTTCCAGAGGGCGAAGATCTATCAGAAGGTAAGAGTAATGAAAAGTCAGAACCACAACCATCACAACCAAAGGCAGAAGATACTCCAAAAGAGAATGGTGGAAGAGAAGCAGGTAGAAATACAGATGAACCACAAGAGTTCAACCCAACTGTAGAAACAATGGATGCTCTTAATCAGGCACTTCAAAATCTTGTTGATACTGATGGTCAAGAGTTTGATTACATCGAGTTGCCTAAGACTATACCTAGTAAGCATTTCGTATCTAACAAAGAAGTTAGTGAGATAATGAATAACTTCTACACACAGAAAGAGAACCTTAGATATCAGCAAGACTTTCATGATGAGTATGATCTACACTTAGCAAGAGAGTACACTAGAAACATTGATACTGCTGATCAAGATTTTATCAAGTGGAAGACATCTGCTAACAAAGAAGTTAACTACATGGTCAAAGAGTTTGAGATGAAGAAGTCAGCAGACAGTTATGCTCGTCAGACTATCTCTAAAACTGGTGTTATTGATACTGGTAAGTTACACACATACAAGTACAATGATGATATCTTCAGAAAGGTAACTACTGTTCCTGATGGTAAGAATCACGGTCTAATCTTCAACGTTGATTGGTCTGGTTCTATGTCTAATTGTATTCTTGATACAATGAAGCAAGTGTTCACTCTAGTATCATTCTGTCGTAAAGTTGGTATTGCATACGATGTATATCTTTTCTCTGACAACTATGAAAAAGATCAACACGCTTATGGAGGTAGAGAAGATATTAGTTTAGATGGTAAACTAATCTTACGTGACTTCCGTATGCTCAACGTACTTACAAGTACTAGCAACAACAGAACTCATGACAGACAGATCAAGAACCTATTCCGTCTTGCAGGTTCATTCAGAAGTTATAACAGTTGCGGTGTACCTCACAAAATGAACTTAGGTGGCACTCCATTAAATGAAGCAACTATTGCTCTAAACCACATCATCCCTGACTTCAAGAAGAGAACTGGTTCTCAGAAAGTTCACGTTATCAATCTAACTGATGGTGAGGGTTACTCAGTAAGATATGGTAAGAAGGTTACTTCTCACTATGATGGATCAACATATGTTAACAGCAGAGATTGCAATCCACTTTCTATCTTACGTGATCGTCAAACTGGTAAGCAATACAAATTCAATGCTGACAGATACAATCAGACAGATACATTTGTATACCAACTACGTGACAGATTTCCTGAGTGTGAGATCATGAACATCCGTCTTGTTACAGGTAACGATTGGTACAGGTTCAAGCGTCAGTGCTTAGGTTATGAGTATGACGGTAACATAGAAGTAAATTCTTCATGGGCAGATGCAGACAGAGAGTGGAAGAAGACTAGATCTTTCATATGCTTATCTTCTGCATACACTGTACAGTATGCTCTAGCGATATCTTCACTTAATGCTGATGACACATTCGAGGTTAAAGAAGATGCTAAGAAGGCAGACATCAAGAGAGCATTCACTAAGTCTCTTAAGGGTAAGAAAATGAACAAGAAAATCTTATCTTCATTCATCGAAAGGATAGCGTAATTGTTACGCTTCCTTAACATGCTTGACATTTAAAATTTAATGTGTTATAACTATACTCAGCACTGTCAGAAATGGTAGTCGTTGTTCTGAAAAGGATGACATGTAAATTTAATCGGAGATAGCTTATGTCTATTAACATGGGTGAGTTACGTATGCTCACTGATATCGCTAATGATCCTTCATTGGCAGAAGTACGTAAAAAGTTTAAAACAGGTATTGCTAAAGATAGGAACGGTAACGTAAAGCAAAAACTGAAACGAGGTTGTAGAAGATCATCAGAGTTTGCCATTCCAGCATCAATACAAAGGAAGGTAAGTGGTAACGCAATAATATCTTACAAACAATTCGATCCTCAACTGGCAACAGTTGTTGTTGTATCCGTCCGTCCTGAGAAATTAGGAGGGGCGGTTGTTGATATTGATGGTCAACATACTGGTCTTATGGGCATCTACTCTGGAGAAGATCCTGAGTTGGATACACTAGAATTACATCATGATCCTAATGCATCTATAGAAGATGTGATGGAGCAAGAAGCAATCTTATTCAAGAAGTTGAATACAGAGCGTAAGAACCCATCTAAACTTGATGTGATTCGTGTTGATATCTTCTTAGGTAAAGAGGAAGCAGTACGTTTTGAAACAGTTCTTAAGGCATGTGGGATACAGATTGATGGACTTGGTGATTCAGAGGGTGATATCCTTAGTACTAAAACTGGTTCACGTATCATCAAAACTATAGAACAGTATGGTGAGCATTACAGTGGATGTATCGTTGCTGCATGTAACCTTATCAGACAACACTGGGCAGATCCTGTAACTGGAAGAGTAAATGATATGAGAGACGATCTCATTCATGGTCTTACAACTTTCCTTGCTATGATTAAGTATGCAGGTAAAGTAAAAGGTTGTTCATCAAATGGTCTTGATGAAAAGAAAGAGTTTGTTACCAGTTGGTTAAACACACATATGGGATCAACCTCCATGAGAAAATACTATCACAATTCTGGTGGTGGTAATACACACTTTAAGATTGCTCACACATTACTTGATGAGTATAATTGGTGGGTCTCAATGAATTCAAAAAAGATGACTATTGCTCATGATTACTTCCATAAGCATGGTGTTCTAGATCCTAGCATTATGATAAAGACACATGATGAGTATGGAAACAAGCTAGCTTCTTTACCATCATTTCCTGCAGATATCAAGAAAAAGTAGACAGAAAAATTACTGTCACATACCCCCTTCACAGGGGGTATTTTTTTGGTATTATTAATACATACACAAATTGATTTCCTTTTTTTATTATGCCTTTCGAGAGAAAACTATCCGTCAACTTCGTTGACCAATTACGTGAGCAGTTCGGTAATGAGATAGATGCTTCACACGTTAAAAAATTTGCAACATCACAAGGTTGTGCATATCCTACAGTTGCACGTAAGTTAAAACAGTTCCAAGTGAAGAAGGGTTCATGGAACCTTACAATTTCTGAAGGCAGAGAGATACTTGAAAAAGCAATTGCAGCACCTACTGTATTGCCTTCAGTAGAGCGTAACTTAGTACCTGACACTGATACTAACTTCGTTCCATTTGGTAACTTCAGCGATGTCAAAAAAGTCATTGCTTCTAAGTTATTCTATCCTATGTTCATCACTGGTCTATCTGGTAATGGTAAGACATTCTCTGTAGAACAGGCATGTGCTAAAACAAACAGAGAACTCATCAGAGTAAACATCTCTATAGAAACAGATGAGGATGATCTCATCGGTGGTTTCAGACTTGTTGATGGCAACACAGTATGGCACAACGGTCCTGTAGTAGAAGCACTTGAAAGAGGTGCAGTTCTATTACTTGATGAGATTGACCTAGCATCTAACAAGATTCTATGCTTACAATCTATCCTTGAAGGTAAGGGTGTCTTCCTTAAGAAGATAGGTAAGTTTGTAAAACCTTCTCAAGGATTTACAGTTGTTGCAACTGCTAACACTAAGGGTAAAGGTTCTGACGATGGTAGGTTCGTAGGTACTAACGTACTCAACGAAGCATTCCTAGAGAGGTTCCCTATCACTTTCGAGCAACAGTATCCATCTACTATCTCTGAGCAGAAGATCCTTGACATTCTTAACCCTAACGATGACTTCAACAAGAAGTTAGTTGATTGGGCAGACATCATCCGTAAGACATTCTACGATGGTGGTATTGATGAGATCATCAGTACACGTAGACTTGTACACATTATCAAAGCATATCAAATCTTTGGTAACAGAGAGAAGGCAATCACTACCTGTATCTCACGTTTTGATGAGGAAACTAAGCAAGCATTCCAAGAGTTATATGACAAGGTGGATGCAGATGTTGACTTTGACAAAGAAGTTTGATATGATTAATGCATGGAGTTTAGCGGGTTCTGTCATGGATGGAACCCTTGATGAAGATTATCCCATTATGTCGAAGTGCAAGTATGATGAGGATCAAACACTGGATCTAGCGAAGAAGTACATAGAGAGTACTTATTCACAGCATTATGCTAATGGTAACTTCCAGACCCTTGATCTCATCGAATCAATCGGAGACGCAGAAGCATTCTGCAGATCCAATGCGATTAAGTATCTTAGTCGCTATAATAAAAAAGGTCGTCCTCAGGATGACATTCTAAAGGCGGTGCACTATTGTGTACTATTACATTATTTTAGTTCTAAATGAAACTTTCAAAAAGTACTCTTGATATTCTCAAGAACTTCTCAAACATCAATCAATCAATTTGTTTCAAGAAAGGAACTGAGTTATCAACTCTATCCATTCAGAAAAACATCTTGTCTCGTGCTAATGTAGAGGAAGCATTCCCAAGGACGTTTGCAATTTATGATCTAAGTGAATTTCTATCTGGTCTTTCACTATTTGACAATCCAGATTTCTATTTTGAGAATGACAGTTATGTTGTGATCAGAGATAGTAAATGTCAATCTAGATATTTCTTTGCAGATCCTTCTACTATTGTACAACCACCAGAAAATAAGGTGGAACTTCCTAGTAAGGATATATGTTTTACAGTTGCATGGAGTGACATCTCCAACATTATTAAGGCAGCAGCAATCTATCAGATTGAAGATCTAGCAGTTGTTGGCGATGGTCAAACTGTTAAACTTGTCGTTCGTGACAAGAAGAATGATACATCTAACAGTTATGCTGTTAAGGTAGGTGTAACTGATAAGGAATTCTGTTTCAACTTTAAAGTTGAGAACCTTAAGTTGCTACCTGGCGATTATGAGGTTACTATTAGTAAGCAAAATGCATCTCTATTCAGAGACGCAAATAGAGATCTTGAGTATCTCATCGCCCTAGAACCTGATAGCAAGTATGAAGGATGATTTTTTATGGGTAGAGAAGTATCGTCCACAAAACATTGAGCATTGTATTCTTACAGATGAACTGAAGGATACATTCCAATCTTTTGTTAAGAAGGGCGAGGTTCCTAACCTACTTTTATGTGGTAGTGCTGGTATCGGTAAGACCACAGTAGCAAAAGCATTGTGTAAAGAATTAGGAGTTGATTCTTATGTGATCAATGGATCAGATGAGGGTCGTTTTCTAGACACTGTACGTAATAATGCTAAACAGTTTGCATCAACTGTATCTTTAACCTCATCGTCTAAGCATAAGGTTATAATTATAGATGAAGCAGACAATACAACACATGATGTCCAGTTATTACTGCGTGCATCTATAGAGGAGTTCCAAAAGAATTGTAGGTTTATTTTTACCTGTAATTTTAAGAACAAGATTATTGAACCACTTCATTCTAGAACAACTGTTATTGATTGCAATGTCAGAGGAAAGGACAAACAACAAATCGCTGCTCAATTTTTTGAACGGTGTCGTGGAATACTTACCGCAGAAGATGTACAATTTGATAATGCAGTGGTCGCTGAGGTCGTCCAGAAATACTTCCCAGACTTCAGAAGAACACTCAACGAACTCCAAAGGTATGCTTCAACGGGGTCTATCGACACTGGCATTCTGGCGGTACTAAATAACGTCAAACTTGGTGAGTTAGTATCTGCGTTAAAAAATAAAGAGTTCTCTGTTGCACGCAAGTGGGTCAATAGTAATCTTGACAATGATCCTAATGCTATACTGAGAACAGTATATGATAACTTATATGATTCTCTTAAACCACAGAGTATACCTCAAGCGGTTTTGATTATCGGTAAGTATCAATTCCAATCAGCATTCGTTGCAGATCAGGAAATCAATCTACTTGCAGCACTTACTGAAATTATGGTAGAGTGTGAATTCAAATGATTATGAGTAAACTAATGAGTAAACGTGACAAGATCAGAGCACAAATGAAATCTAGATTTTATTATTGGTTCTGGGGTGCAGCAACTGTTGCTGTTGTAGGTGGACAACTATATGTTGGTTCATCATATCGTGCTATGGCAAAGTCCATGAATAGATGGTTCGACACAGCAGTTGAAGCATTGATTGATCAGTACCCAAGACCTAGAGGTACATACGAACCTTTAGTTCCACCCCCAACAGGTGATTTTCATCGTGATCACATAGATCTAAGTGAGTTAGATCCTGAGGATTATATTATATGGTTAGAGACAGGTAGTGAAGAAATCTGAATTGATACACTGGAGGTTACAGGCAATGCTAAGAGAGAATTCCTTTAGTGATCTCTCATACTTAGGTATAAGAAAAGATAGTATTGGTATTCCACAGCACTGGTATAATATCGGTGGTAATGAAGTACCAGTAGATTCTATAGAAGAATTGGAGAGTGTTGAAGAATGAAACTTAAGACACCTCTAAGGTATCCTGGTGGCAAGTCTAGGGCAGTTCCAAAGTTATTGCAATGGTTGCCTAGTAGAAAGATTACAGAATATCGTGAACCATTTCTAGGTGGTGGTAGCATGGCCATAGAAATG